CAGTATTACCGTAATATGAAGAGACGCAAGAATGCTGTAAACAGAGAGCCTCGTGTTTAAATTATCTTATGTAATATTAAATGCCCCCGACTGCGGCGGCACTGGCCAAACATCGGGCAATTATGAAACTCAAGAAGAACCGAGCCAACAAAAAAGCTTCAGTCGCGCGTTCAAGAGTCGCAGCGATGCCTCGCATACCTCGTGTAATTTTGGAAGCAAATTACGTCAACCCAATTACCCTCAACTTCCCCAAGAACATGGTCGTCTATGAGATCAAGAATCGTACGACCGGTCGTACAAACTACTATAACAAGGCCACCTTCCGTAAGCTCATAACAGCCTTCAAAAACGACTATAACCTCTTGATGATGAACCCCAAGATGCCTATCCCTGGTGCACGCAACCCCGTGACTCGTGGGGCCATATACCCGCGGAACGTGCGTCGCGTCACGGTCGCCGCCAAGAAGAAGACGCCGAGCCCCAAGACGGCCGCTAAGAAGATCCAGAGCGCCGTGCGCAAGGCGCGCTCCAAGTAAAGGACTAATTTGTATCTAAAATTAGATGAACCCGTATGAGGTTCTAGGAATCCCCAGAGATGCTCAGGACGGGGTCGTCAAGAAAGCCTATCACAAACTTGCCCGCGAGCACCACCCCGACAAAGGCGGTGACGCTGAGAAGTTCAAAAAGGTCCAAGAGGCCTATGAGATCCTCACGGACCCCCAGAAGCGCGAGAATTTTGATCGCTTCGGGACGCCTGAGGGCCCGCCACAGGGGGGTAACCCCTTCCCACCCGACATTTTTGCTCAGATGTTTGGAGGGTTTGGGGGTGGTCAGCGCGGTCCTGTTAAACGTTCCAATTTTGATCATGAAATAAAAATCAGTTTGGAAGAGTCGTATCGTGGGACGGTCAAGAACCTTCGGGTCACTCTAGAAAAGACTTGTTTCAGTTGCAAGAAGAAGTGCCAACAGTGTCACGGGCGTGGGCAGGTCCAGCATCATATGGGTCCTATGGTGTTCAATCAACCTTGTAATATGTGTGGAGGGGAGGGTGGTGTGTCACATGGGTGTGGTGAGTGTCACAGAGGGAAGAAAAAGGAGCCTCTCAATTTAGAACTAAAAATACCTGCAGGGATTGAGAGTGGAGCGGTCATGACGGGACATGGTCTGGGTGAGCAGCCAAGAAACCAGGGTGAAGAACCTGGGGATGTTAATTTTCACATCAAAATTGATGACCACCCAGAGCTGATGAGACAAGGTATGGACATCGTATGGTCTACAAAAATTCCATTTGTAGAAAGTGTCAATGGAAAAAAGATCAAAATTCCTCACTTTGACGGGCCAATAGAAATTGACACGACAGATTGGGGGGTTCTGGATCCTCGGGAGGATTATCTGATTCTAGGAAAGGGATTCGTACCTGGTGGCAAACTTCGGGTATCTTTCAACGTCGTCTATCCACCGGTACATGTCAAATTCAATCTTTCAAAGCTAACATAGCGATAGCCATGGCTGCAGACATACTGCTGATAGCAACTTGATCTAGTAAAAGATGTGTAATCTCTGCTATGTTTACTTGTGCGTGATGAATTGCGAAATCATTTAGGGCATCTGGTACGAGACTTAACGTCGCCCCTCGTACCACATGCTTTTTCAAAAGGGTCGTGGACCGTACGGTTCGCTGGGTGATTGGATGGCGCTGGACACGGCGGACGCTGATCCGGACCGTTATACACACCTCCTTATTCATCTTGCTCTACTAGATATTTCCATAATTCTTGACGGTCACGTGACGCCTTTTTTACAGGGTCACGGGCGACGAAGAGCCGCCCTTCTGGCCCACACTTGCGCTCACTGAATCGGACAGACTCGGCCCACTCATAAACAACCTTCCCTCTCCCTTTATAAGCTATGAAACGGGAGCAAGTATCTGTACGGGGGTAACGACCCGGGACGAAGTAGCGACACGTTTCACAAGAAGGCGGGTTCATTACAATTTCAAAACAAAATTTACCCACACAGTCCGCGCATCTCCGCGTAACTCATCTTTCCCTCTGCAAACTTGGCCATCGCTGCAGTCTGGACAGGGTCGTCCAGAATCACCGCGCAGTGTGCAAGGAGCGGGTCGATCTTGGCGATCGAGGTGACCTCATCGCCATCATCCTTTTGCTCAATCACTTCAGCGTTCTGCGGCGTCTCAACCCGCCGGCACGCCACCACGACGGACCCGATGTGGCCACGGCCCGCGGGTGGGTCCTCCACGCGACTGTGGTACCGGACGGCACAGCGCTTGCGCGGGTGGTTCATCTGAGTCACGCGGTAGTACCAGTCATCAAACTCGCCCTCAATAAGTTCCCAACCAATAGGGCGGCTAGGCTCGTGGACCGACTGAATAGAACCGTCCTTGCAGACCACATAGAGCTCATTCTTCACAGGGCCACCTTCTAGGTCAAACCCGTACTGGTAGGTTGACACGGTAGGGTACAGACCCGTAGGCCGGTACAGGGGGTCAACCTGCTCGGCGTAGAACTGGAGGCCGGGAGTCTTGAGGGAAGCCATTGCTTTTTTTGGTGTTTTGAGAGTTACTTCTTGCCCGGCTTGGCGGGACACGACAACTTTTTTTCAAGTAGGGCCTCCTTTGCCCGTACAGCCTTCTTACTATACACCGACTGCTCACTATGTTTCTTGGCCGAACTACGCTTCTGCTCACGACCGTCCATTAAGTTGAATTTAGAATCAAAATTGGGACCCAATCCCGTACAACACACATTTTTTGCCCAGATATGGTAGTATGGACTCCGAGTGTCCAGTGTGTCTGGAACCTTTATCGGGAACTGTAGTTCACATGGGGTGTTGCAAGAAGATGGTCCATATGCAGTGTTACACGGTAAAGTGCCCTATGTGCAGGGCTGATCTCCCTGTTCCAATTCACGCAGTTCAGCCCCAACATATAATAGTTCCCGTCCCGGTCGTGTACAGTGGGGACAGAAGAGGTAAAGTAATTCGTAGTGTTATAGGTTTAATAGGCGTGGCCTGTATTTTTGCTATTATCACGTTTCCTTATTACTCTTAGACGTCATATTCACGGCACTGAAGTGGGTCTACCGCGCACAATTCCTCAAGTTCTTCGGCCAGAGCCTTGATGCGTAGATTCTCCTCGCGCTGGCGTGCCAGTTCGGATGAAAGCTCCTCTACGCGGTCCCACGCCACCTTGCACGACGGAGTGTCCTCAAAGTGATAACACAGGTTGCGGGCCTGTTGAATAGCCTGTTCAACATCCTTGGGGCGGAGTTTCGTTCGCTTTCCGGGACGTGGATCAGGGCCCTTCTTGGCAAAAAATTGAGGTTTTGCCACTGCCAGAGTCAACATTTAGTTACTTAGAGGTCATACTTTTTATATGATAAATGGCACCTGCTCGTGTCGTCCTCAAAGCAAGTGAGGTGGCTGCAATTTTGGGGAAAAATCAGTACAAGCCACGTCATGAGGTTCTAGACGAACTTTGGAAGAAATATAGCCCAGAGACTTTCACTGGCAAGACCAAGCGTGACAAGGCTGAGGCTGCCCTTGCTCTCTCAGAGGAGGCCAAGGGGGTGCTCGCGGCTGCCGTGTCCATCAAGGCTACCGACTCGGCGCAAGTTCAGTCTGTGTTTAGTGAGGCCCGTGACAAGATTAATTCCGATTCAAAATTGAGTGCTGTCCAGAAGACTGAGGTGATTGAGCACCTGCGTTCCAAGGTTTACACGTCACACGGTACCCGGTCGGAGGACAAGACGTCCGACAAGGTGGCCAAGGATGAGAACGTCAGTTTTGTGAAGGATGATGCGTTTTACAGTCGTGAAGTATGTACTCTTGGTGACACAAAGTTTGTAGTCATTGGAAAAATTGACAGAATTGAGGAGCGGGATGGAAACCGAATTTTAGTGGAAATTAAGAATCGTACAAATCGTTTGTTCCGTCGGGTGGTGGAGTACGAGATGATTCAAGTCCAAGTATATTTACAGTTGCTGGGTCTTGTAAATGCTCGGTTGGTAGAGCAGTACAACAACCAGGTATTAAGTCATGATATTACACGTGATGAAGAGCTATGGGCGAATGTGATTGTCCCCGGCCTTGAGCAATTTTGCAGCGAACTTCATGAGAAATTTTAAATGTTAAATGAAACCTTACCGTTGAACAGATCCTCAAAAGTGATCATGAACACCACATCGTCCCCGTCCTCCTCGCTCGTCAGCTCCCACCCCTCACCCTGAATGAACTCGGTCACGATGCACTCAACGAAGCGCGTCGTCTTCTTGTGCTTCACGCTCAGAGTCACATGCTTACCCACTATCGTCTCAAACCAATCCTCATAGGTCTCAAGCTCGTTAGCCAGCTCATCGCGCTCCTTGGCAAGCTCCAGAACAGCCTCAATTGCCTCCATTGTACTAGATACACGCCCGGCTTTTTTATCTGCTAGTTTCAGGATGGTCCATCTACGTCTCGCTTTGGCGTTTGCGCTCGTGGGTCTCGTGTTCACGAGCCGCCCATGGCTCGGGTGGCTTCACAGCCTCGGCCCGGAACAGGGTATGCTCATCAAGTGGGGAGTTATTCTCGCCACTATATTTTTACTAGATTATGCCGATCCTAGCCTAAAATTGGAGCACCATACCCAAGCCCTAGGTGTGCTTATGATTCTTGCGGCGTTTAATATGATTTTCAATTACCAATCAGAATGGATAGACGAGTCTGGATCTGGAAACGTCCAGGTCCAGACGCCAGATGGAGCTCTTTATCGGCGCGCGCGACAGAACTTGGGGCTAGATCCAGAATGGGCGAGAATTCTGGTCTTTGTGTTGGTCCCTTTTGCGCTCGTGTTTTTCGGCAGCCGATTTGTGCGCCCAGGAAAAAAAATTAACATAGAATAAATGGGAAAGTACAAGAGCATTTTTCTTGATAGCGCGGTGGGCACGGGCGGCGCCCTGACCGCCATCTCAGGCGCACTCTTACTCGGTCTGGCTTTTGGCATTCCGGGGTTTATTCTCGTGACGCTGGAAAACCAAAAGCCAAAGGCACAGCGCAACATGGGGCTGCTCGTCCTTGGTTTTATTCTGATGATTTTGGGAGTGATATTTGGACTAGGACTCAACGCGGGGGGACTGTTTGAGGGAATAGCGAATCAGTTTTCCAATTAAACTTCAATGTAAAAGCTTAGCGTGACCCAGGCGTCTTGGCGTGCTCGTGCGCGCTTGAACCCCTTCCCGCGACCCCGGGACTGCACTGCAGGTGCAGTCTCCTTGACGGGTTCGTCAAGGTACGAGTACTTGTTCATGTGTCTGTCCGAGTAGTAATCTTCATAGTAAAACACGTCTTCCATCACTTCAGGGTCCACACCCTCGTTCTTGAGGAAGCGGTACGTCTTTTCAATATCAATAAAGTCGTCAATAACCTCATTGAATATTCTTGACCGCCACTTGGCGGGGAAGGAATCAGCAAACTCCTGGGCTTCGGCGAAGCGCGCATCCAGCGCGTCGCCAAAAACCTCAGTGCACTTGGCATCGTGTGCATCCTCGTTCCACTGGTCCCTGACCCGGTGAAACCCCTTGAAATAAACAGGCGCGCGGCACATAGGGCACGAAGACCCTGCAACCCCCTTTAGGTACCAATTCTTAATACACCCGTTGCAGAACTCGTGTCCGCACGACAGCTTCTGGAAGGGACCCGACTCTCCGTAGCACACTGCGCACTCCATAGTCTCTTACTGGTTTGGTGTGAAAATTGTCCTGCATTCCCGAAATCTGACTTGGACAAGACACGTTTTTTAAAGACTCTGTGCACTTATAAAATAAGAGATGAGTTTTGTGGCGTCGATCACCATGCCGCCACCGGTCAAGCCGCGCCGCGCATCCAAGACTAATCAAAAGAGCCGCAAGTATTACACGTTGCACACCGGCAGGAATGACGCGTTCACTCTGCGTGTCAACGAAGATTCCCGGACGTCGATAGTGGGTTTTACGGAATGGGACAACGCCATGTTTGTAGGACAAATGCTCGAGACTTATTTTATTGATCAAAAGGAGTGGCCCCCGATATATGAAATGGGTGATCTCATTTTACCGAGTCCTCAGGGACCCATTGATGTTCTTCATCACTTGTACATTCAACAATGGGAATTTGATGAATTACAACTAACGTGTACACAAAACTTTTTAGATATGATTTCTATTAATGATATTGTAAAGAAAAAGGCTCAAGGTGGTTACGTGTTTTCTGGTAATACATACCAGTTTGAAGCCCCCGTAGAGTTTTACCGTCAGCGCCTTGGCGAAATTCACGAGTTATTTTCAGATGTGAACGACCTATACTGAAGGGCTGCGAATGAGGTGCCCTCCGCCGCGCAAAACAGCCTTGGCGTATACCGCGCATAGACAAAAGTGAATATGGGGCCAATCAAGCGCGTCGCGCGCATCAACTGTGATTTTCAGTGGATTTTTGTTCACCTCATCCATAAGCATCGTCGGCTTATCAGGACTCAGAGCCTCTGCGATGTCGCACATGTGAGCTAGCCATTTGACGTGTGTCTCTGCTGACGCGTCAAATGCCTTTACAAACTTTGAAGTAATAGACATTTGTATTAAAAGTTATAATGTTTTTAAGCCATCATGCACGCTGGGCAGAAACCATCCGCCTTGCGGACAAACATCAGCCACAGAGCGATCAGGATAAGCGCGTACAACAGAACGTTCTGGGTTTTCATTTAATGTAAGTTTAGATTATTCCTCGTCTGCTTCCGACTCTTCGTCCTCGTCCTCGTCATCATCTTCAAACTCGTCCTGCTCTTCCGTTTCATCTGACAGCGAGTCGTCGTCCGTCTCTTCATCCTCGTCTGATGGAACATAATCATCGTCGTATTCAATTTTTACAAAACCATCATCAAATACCTGGAACCCCACGTCATTCTCGTCGCTTGTTTTAAGGTGTTCTGAAATTGAATCATTATCAATCTCGTACGTATCCACTTCGTACCGCCATATTTTATCATCAGATTCGGACAGGTATCTGATGGTGAAAATGCAACCATTCTCCTCAACGATTTTCGCGAGGAGTGGAACAGGCTTGCGCGCCCCCACGTCTGTCCATACGCGAACGAGATCACCGACGGACGACATGCCTCTGTTGTAGTTTATGATAAATGTTTTTATCTGGAAATTTACGCAAGGGCGGCGTAAGGATTGGCGCGCAGGGTCTTCTTACCCACACGTGGACCGCGCTTAGCACCCTTGTTCTTGCGCACCTTGCGCACCGCCTTCTGACCGAACATGGCTGCGAGACCCATGTTGCCACCTGGGCTAACCTTGTACTTGCGTGGGCGGCCGACTGGACGCTTGGGCGCGTAGCCCTCATACATCTGGGCGATGTAACCTGCGCGCTTCACTGGGAGCACGCGCACGCCCTTGACGCGGGCGGCGTACTTGCCGCGGGCCGCGCCGCTGTTCTTGCGCATCTTGCGGATCAGCTTGGGGCGGATGGGGCTGGGGATCATGACATTCGCGTGAGCGTACTTGACGTTCACGGTGGATCCCTGGGGGTTCTTGTAGTACTTGGCCTTGGGTGCGTACTTGACACCCTTGGCAGTCTTGACGATAAACTTGCCCTGAGCAGTCTTCATAATGACGCGGCGCTTGACGTTCATGAAGGAGGTGGCCTTGGGGGAGGTTTGCATTTTATTATTAAATAATAATTTAATTTACATCTTGGCAATGGTGCGGGCCAGCAGGGCCAGACCACGGGGGCCGCGCTTGGCACCCTTGTTCTTGCGCACCTTGCGCATGTATGGATTGGGCAGGTTCCACATGGGGCTGGCCATGACCTTGCGTGGGCGGCCAAGGGGTTTGGGGGTGCGGTACAGGCGTGCCAGACCCATGCCCTGCACGTGGGGGCGGGCGACGCGGCGGTTGCTGCGCACCTTGCGCACCGCCTTGGGGCGGATGGCGGTTGGCACGCGGGCGCTGGAGTTGGCCAGGCTGCGCACGGTGCCGCCTGGGCTCTTGACGTAGGCAGCCTTGGGGTTGTAGGCGGTGCCCTTGTCGGTCTTGACGAGGTACTTGCCCTCCGCGGTCATCATAATGACGCGGTGCTTCTTGTTCATGAACTTGGTGGCGGCTTTGGGGACGGCGGGACGACCACGAGCCATGATTATGTACTATTAAACGAGAAAAAAACTAGCACTTCCAGCGGTTTCCACAGTTCTTGCAAGTAACGTAGGTGGTCATTGGCTCGTCTGCTGAGCGCGTTTGCATCTGGTAGTAGGTCGTCTTGACGCTCTTGCACTTGCCGCACTTGAAGAGGCCGTTGTAGTCCTCCTCCTTCGCTCTGGCCTTCTCCATCTGCATGTCCTTTTCACGCAACTTGAGCATCGCCTGTGAGTACGGGCCTGAAGGCCAGAGCACGTCTGGAGAGTAGTTGGCGAGTCGCTTGACGTCAAGCTCCTTGCGCTTTAACCGCAAGGCCAACTGCGGCCCCACGATACAGCTCAGCTGCACACGGTCACCGTCCACTGCGAGCGCGACGTTGAGCTTTTCTTCCCGCCCCATCTCGGTGAGTAGCCAGCCGAGTTTCATTTTGTAGTACCTGCGGAAGACGTCGTTTTCCCACGAGGCGTCCTGGCCATTTTCGCGAGTCGTGTGAACTGCCCAATTGAGGAGGCTTATTTCAGCGTTGCGGCTAATGGCGCCAGTTCCAAGCTTGTCTGCGAAGACGCGGCGGGCGTGCTCGCGCAGGGAGTGGTTCATTTGTTTTTAGAATACATGATCCTTTTCCGGGTACCATCTGACTCTCACAAGACACGTTTTTTCGGCACACTCACACATAAAAGGCAAATTCGTCTTTTTAATATGTACCCAATGATCTCGTGCGTAACGTACGGCCGCGAGCCAATATTCAACAGTTGTCACAGGTGCGCTGAGAGAAATCTAATCAAGGCTCTCGTTTTGGAAGCAGGACGCCAAGGGGTCCACCCTTCGTGTCTGGCTCGCTGGATTCATAGAAAGTATGGGGATGTTGTTGTGCGGAGGGATCGCTGTGACGGCACCATGGGAACTTCTATACCCTGTGTCGTCTGTCGCAAGGTGCTTGACAGACTCTCAATTCAATGGAGGGCTCATATTGGTGAGATATGGTTCAGAAGTACAGACCCTGATGCACCCAAGTCTAGGCCGACAAATAGACAGGTCAGGTATTTAAACTTTCGACCGTGAAATTATTCTAAACATAGAGTAATGGGTTTCACCCAGTCCATTTCGTCAATTGGATTAGGTGGCATCATTGCGTGGTTGATATTAACATTTTTTCAGGCGAAAAAGACAGTCTCATATTACACGCAGCTCAGACCGATGCCACTTGAAGAGGATACCAGCAATTTGGCGCTGATTGGAGTTGGGCTCGCATCTGCCAAACCCAGTGTGATGGATGCCACGCCGTCCGCACAGCCACAGGTTATGATTATGGAGCAACCTCCTCAGATGATGATGGAAGAAGCCCCGTCACCCCTTCCAGCGATGTCACCCGAGGTTGTTAACATTGCGGTCCCAGCTCAAGTTGCCGTGCCACTGGCTGTGGCCCCAAGCCCCATGGCAATGTCCATGTCACCCATGGGCAGCCCAGTGACGCTCACACCGGGTCCTTCCCCTTCCGCTTAATTCCAAGGGCATTCTCAAGCTTTGAAGTGGCCCTGACAAGAGGCTTGTTCCTCTTGAGGCGCAGCGTATCAGTTTCAGTTGAAGAATTCTCAATAGCTTTGAGTCTTTCGCCACCGCCCGAAGGAGCGTGCATGACGTTTTCACACGCACCGCGCACTTCACCGCCAACCACAGGCATGTAGCGTTTCTCATAAGGATAATAAATTTGAGGAGGCTCTACGGCTCCTCCGAACGTCCTAAACTCCTCTATAGTCATGGTTCCCCCGAAGCATTTGAGAATGTCACGCTTCGGGGCGGGCCATAGAGGATAGTGTCTGCCGAGCGCGCGCAAACGCATCATCGCCAACAAGGACTGAATCTCACCGGAGCGCGCCGTTTTCATGTCAAGAGCGTACGCCTTTGCACACTGCCATGAGCAGAAATTGCCAATTGTCTGGAAAATATTGCGCTTTTCATCATATTTGATTGGCAAATGAATGCATGGTTTTTGAGGAAGAGCATGAACGCACCACCAACAAATAAGACCCTCCAAGTTTTCTGTAGGAGGCTCTGTGGGGAGAGAAGGTTTAGGAGCCTTTGGTGCCATTTTTAGAGAATTTCTTATATCCGCAATTCTCTTTTTCTCTGCACATATCATATTTCATTTAAAAACCTGAATCTCTTTAATAATATATGATCTTGTCAATTGATTGCGGAATTAAGAACCTTGCAATGTGTCTGATAGATCCAGTTACTAAGAAGATTCATCAATGGGACGTGTCAGGAATCCCCCCGAAGCACGCCGACGGTATTTTTCCGTGCATGGTTCGGCACCTGAACGAAAAGCCGTGGATCCTAGAGGCGCGCACGGTCGTGATTGAAAAACAGCCGGATCGGAACCGTGGCATGAAGGCTATAGAAAACTTGTTGCACACCTACTTCCTCATCAAGGAGAAGAACGTTGTGATTTGGGACGCGCGGCACAAAATTCCCGACGTGGCGGGCGCGGGCAAGGCGCGGTACACACAACGCAAGAATGCGTCAATTGAACGCGCACGCAAGTTTATTGAAGGTGGAAACGCCAACTGGATTGGCTTTTTTGACGCGCACAAAAAGAAGGATGACCTTGCGGACACTGTGATGCAAGCACTTAGTTTCATAGACAAGCGACCGGAGGAGCCGGCCACAAAGGAGGCGAAGGTTCAGAAACCTCGCAAGCCTACAGACAACCAAACGCGGACAAAGTATTCAAAGGCGAATCTTGCTTACCTGGTCAAGACCAATGCCAAGCAGGATGCGCGGTTCAAAAAGGACCTCGCACGATATTATAGATCAATTGATGAATTGAAAGTTGAGTTTAGGTTTTGAAAGTCGGGACTTTCAAATCAACATAAGCTTCTGGTGGCCGACACGAATCGTTGTGTCAATGTGGATCTGGTGGCCGGCAGCCTGCAGAGACCGGCAGAATGCCACATCCTCCGAATTCATATCCGCCAAGCCACCGATACGCTGCACATCTGACCAGAACCAAGGATACTTGATGTCCTCAACGACCCCCTTGCGAATCATCATCCAGCCCATACCCGTGTACGCTACGGGTACGTACTGCGGTGCGTCGGTAAGCTCATCAGGGCTCATGAACTTGAATGTGCCCGTCTTGGTGAAAAACTCCTCGTCCCACTCCTTGACGGTCGCGAGATGCTGGAGATCCTCCATCATATACAGGCCGGCCGTCACGTCGTGTGGGCTCTCCAGAAGGTTGAAAAAGTCCTCAGGCTTGAACACCACATCCGAATCAATCCACATCATGACGTCATAGTCCACCTCACCCTGAAACGGCTTCTGGTCAGGGCCCTTCAGAACGTCACCTCCCAGACACTTGGCACGCGCAAAGTGGACGACGCTTGAATACTGCTGAGAGATCATAACCTGGTGGCCACGGCTGGAGGCCTGCATCAGCAGGTCAGACCAGGCGAGCAGGAACTCGCGTGAGTACTGGCGACCGGGCATGCAAAACACAACCTTCACCATTATGAATAAAACGAGTTGGATTTCTTAAAGTAAAAAAATAGTTTGTAATATAAATGGCTACAGCAGCCGACGACGCCTTGCGCGCCCTCATGAACACCAACGCTAGACTCACGAGGGAACTCGCTGAGATGGCGGCTCGGCAGTCGGCTCTAGCGGTTAGAGCAACAACCACCGCATCTAGCAAGACCGCTGCGAAAAATGCCATGAGTGGTTCTTTAAGAAACGTAGATCCGGCTACACTCGCGCAGAGCACTGACGATGCGGCGCGTCTTGCGAGTAATCAAAAAACTGCTTTGAAAAATGAAAATCCAGCAGCGGCCGTCACGGGTGAAAAGAATGCCATCGAGGCGGCCGCCAATCGTGCAGCAGGTGCTGAAAACCTCGTCAAGTCAAAGTTTAATTTATCAACGGGAACGATTCTTGCGGGAGTGGGCCTTACAGGTTATATGACATATACATTAGTTGCATGGCAAGGTACAGATGGTAAAACAATCACAATTACCAACGTAAAACGTCTAGACTCCCAGAGAGTCCAGATATCATATAATCCACCGAGTAATTTAGGTTTTGCTATCCGCGCCAACGATACATTGGACTTTTCTGGATGCTCGAGTTCGCGATGCACCGTCCCTGCCCTCGGGAACGGTGAAAGAGTTGATAGCCTCATTGACGATCGTAATCTGATTATTTTAAAGAGTATTGCAGATCCAAATGCGGCACCGGCAGGGACGCCGTCAACCACTTCGCCAGCGGGTGCCCCCGTCCCATCAGCCCCGGCCGCACTTTCAGGGTCCTGGGGAAGCGCTGTAGTCCATTCATCTTTTTCAAACCAATTTATTGGATCTGTAGGAGACACGACGGCAATTGTGTTTGATTCCGCTGCAGCTGTAGTGGATGCTGGAGTGAACGCCGCCGCACCGGTCGCCGCCAATGCACTGAGCCAGGCTGGTAATGTTGCCGCCGCTGGACTGAACGCCTTGGGGCCGGTTGCTGCAGCGGCAGGTGGCGCTGCAAAGGGTGCATTTTGTAGTATAGTACCTTTTGTGTGCGATACTACATTTTTATGGATATGTGCAGCCGTGTGTATTTTCCTTTTGATTGGTGGAGGTGCATTTATGCTAATTTCTAAAAAAAAATAGTAAAGTATGATAGATGGCGCTCTCTGGAGGAGGTGGCGCAGGAGCCCTATTTTTAGGGTTTATAGGATTTGTAGTTATTGTGATATCAATCATTTTCTTATCACAAAAACCGTCTACGAGCCCGGCGCCCGCTCCGGTGGTTGGTCAGGAGCCCGGCGCCCCTGAACCGGCTCAATCTCCGGCCCCGGCCCCGGCCCCAGAACCAGTGCCCGCCCCAGGTCCAGCACCGGGCCCGGCACCGGCTCCTTTGGTATTTGGTTCAATCACTCCCCGCGGCCCGGCACCTGCACCCGCCCCGATTATACAACAGGTATTCACCACCCCCCCTCCTCCATATGACACGCCTTTGGACAAATTGTTGAACTTTTTGGAAGGAATTCCTGATATGCTCTTGAACAGACAAAATTTAGTTCTAGCAATAGCAGACCTGATTATCAATAAACAAAAGAGTATGGTTTATGAACTTGTGAAAGGATTGTTTCAAAAAATTGCTAGATCGCCCGCACTGGTCATGAAGATTAGAGCAAGTATACAACGGCGTGTGGCTGCACGCACGGCGACCGGGGCAATAAGAGGAAAGTTCAAATTCATGTCGTTATTAGAACGCGCACGTCTTGGTCTCAGTTGGGGCAAGACTTCTGCGAAACTAGGTGAAAACACAGGTGCGAAGCTCGCTCAGGAAGCCGGAACGCGTTTTAATGTTGCGGGGGCTCTAGGCAAAGCGGCTGCACAGGCGGGTAGTGCAACTGTATCCGCTGGCAAGCTTGCCGGCAGTTTAGCGAGAGGACTGGTCACGGACCCTTTGATGGTTGTAGCGGTGACCGGCATGGCACTTGACTCTAAAAACGTAGGAAACTTTGCAAGGCTGACACAAACTTCTGATATGTTAGTTGAACGCAATGATCAACTAAAAGCAACTGCGGAAGCAACTGTTGATTGCAGTGCCAATCCTTTGGGGCCGAAGTGTCCACCCTCTCCCGGAGCCGTGCCCGCTCCAGGTCCCGCACCACCACCGAAGGCGGGGCGCTTCCCACGGTTTCTGGGACCCCATGATCTCATGCCCGTAGAAGCTATGTTTGCAGATTTAGAGACGAATATTTTATCGCTTGTCGGTGATCCATCCGATCCCAAGGGTGGATTGAAAACAACTATTGATATGATTCCTTCTTCCACTTACTTGGACGTGAAAAACTCGCTCACAGCCCTTTATAATTCAATAGATATTACAAACCCAGCAGTTGATGGTGTGTTGTCGCCTTTTATATACACGAGCCCGGAATCACAGACCATAGTTCAAAACGCGATCAATACCCTCAAGTCCAAACCCAAAACAACGTTACTTGACGTTTTGATTAATCGTTTGGAAATTATATTTTTAATGCAAGGTATCGTATCAAACTATATAGCACAAATAAGAGGTAATAATTATGGAGATATTACTCTAGCAGATTTTCAACAATTGGTCATGACTCCTCTCTCAGATGCTGTTTTAGATGGGCTTGTTGATTCCATGCTTGACTTCAACTGCGTGCAAAACGGAGGCCTCGTTTTCAATCCAGGAAACGGGTATGATGCTCGTACGTGTACTTGGGCGACCAAGGAGGACTGTCACGGCGCGTTCCCATGGGCGCTCACGGACGGTACGGTCATTAACGACGCCACACAACGAACGAAATCCATGATGTGTACTACGACGTGTCCCGCACCTTGTCCCGCGGGTTCACCTGCTCCATGCCCGCCACCTGTATCGTGCCCAGCACCCTCCCCTTGTGCCGCTATTTCAGATCCATCAAAGTTGGACTTGACGTACACGGAGTGGAGAAGCAAGGATTGGTTTTCAAAGGCAAATTGGATATCTAGCAACCCTGCATGGAACGTAGCTTTAGATCAGAATGCCATACCGAGTGGTGGGGCGTGTATTGCCGCGGATGCAGGGGTGCACTCATTCTGTGACGATACTCAAACAACGACGGCGGGCTCGGCGAATAATATATACATTCGTGAAACTGGAACTTGTGTTAATTCCAGAAAATTATGCGATATCAAGGGGGTTTCTTATGACGGAAACATGGACGCTTCTAAACTGGGTGGGGGTAACGTTGAAAATGCAAACTATCCTTCGTGTTATCGTACTCAAAATCAACAGATTGTAGAGGACATACTTGGTGCCACCATTACGCGCTTCGCAAATTCAGGAGCAACTCTAGATCTAACTATTAAACCAGTTAGTACAGGTGATACTACAGTTGACCTTGTGTTGAACACGTTGGGTCAGGGTCTCGCCACGGCTGCTGGCGTCATCGCAACCGGTTCGGCTCAGGCGCTCGTGGCGGTAACCACTTCAGCTGTGAGTGGAGGTACGGCCGCGGTGACAACTATAACGACCGAACAAACGTGGAGGGACCTCGTCGGTTTACCCGATGAGAGACGCCTCTGCCCATCGGGCCAAGTAATAACCGTATACGCGGCCGGCGGCGGCAACTACATATGCTGCCCAAATGGTCAAGATAGACCACGTAAAAATACAATAACCGGGCAATGGGTATGTGATTGTCCTCCAGGTTCAAACTGGTACAATAACAAGTGTGTTACATGCCCGTCAGGGGCGGAATTTATACGCGACTATGATGGCAAATGCTGCCCCACGTGTCCAGCTGGACAATTGCGTGTACCTATGAAAGACAAGACGTGTGTTTGTAGAACATGCCAGGGGCCTGCTTATACACCAGTAAGTAATGGTTCGTTATGTTGCCCAACTTGCACGGGGGGTGGGACCGCTGATGGAAACTTGTTTACGGGATGCACGTGCACATGTCCGGCGGGTAAATATTTAGACGATACAGGAACAAATTGCGTTGATATCGGATCTTGTGCTCCAGGTAGAATGTACACAGGGACGGGTAGACCTTCTAGCGCAAGTGATTGTGTACCGGCATGTTCTGGTGCCACTCCTGTGTGGAATCCAGATACACGGACTTGCGTGGCAACTAACGCCTGTCCTTCCAGCAGACCATACATCAATCCAATAATACCCAGTCGTACAAATGTTTCAGGAATTACAAACGTTGCTTTTTGCAACACTGGCTGTGAGACGCCACCAGGCGCGCCCCGACAGATATTCGCAGATGAAACAACAAGAACGTGTGTGGGCTCATGCCCTTCAGGAACTACTATAGATTATTTGACCAAAAAATGCGTTGGTCAAGGAGCTTGCCCACCCGCCAAACCTTGGTACGATATAAACGCGAAGAGTTGTCTAAATGACACAGAGTTGGGTTTATTTGGTTCGGCAAAGTATCAAAGCGTAAGTTCAAAACCTGGTAAATTGGGTGTGTGTGCACAGGGTAAGAAAAAGAATACAGGAACCACCGGTGGATTGTGCGTTCCTGTATCCTCGGGAGAGAAGGATCAAATGACGGACGTCATAGGAAATTATGGCTGGAATATTCTTGGTTTTGGTAATGATACCGCCGCTGCGGCTTACTGTAGCGCGAATGGAGGAGCTTTAATGAATCCTAAAACGTGTGGTACGTGCGGTTCCGGGCAATACGTAAACCCAAGCACTGGTCAATGTACAAACTGCCCTGCAGACACTTATAAACTGAGTAATGGTTGGAAACAATCCGATTGCCTCGCATGTCCGTCTGGTACTAGTACGTATTCTGGTACCGGTAAAACAAACTCAGCAGCATGTATATCAACAGCGCCTTGTCCATCAGGATCAACAAGAAATTCCAGTGGTACTTGTGTAATAAATTCATGCCCGGTAGGTCAACAAAAGAATTCAATAGGCAATTACTGCGAGGCGTGTCCAGTCGGTACATATAAAACCGACACGAGTATCAATTCTTGTACTGCGTGTCCATCAGGGTTAACGACAGCATCCACTGGTTCAACAGCTTCGTCAGCGTGTGTTACAGCCGCATCTCTTAACACAGGATCATACACTGTATATGACAATTCTTATGTAGGATCAAATACGGCAGAATGGATTTCTTTAGCAACAAAAATAAATGGTTCATACGCGACTAGAGGTAGTTTAAACGCGTGTAAAACGACGTGTCAGAGTTCATCGGCGTGTGGGGGGTTTACACGATTTAGAACTATGGCCGACGACGCCGCTGCTAGTTGTTCTTTCTGGTCAGTTGATGGAGCTAAAAATCGTAGAGTATCAAATCAATATAATAAAACTTACGTTAAAAACTAACGAGGTGACGGTGAAGACACTGGAGACGTGGCCGACACGTTACGGATGTTCCACTCCGCGAAAGCCTTGGTGAGCGCACACGAATAGTCATTGTACTGGTTTGATATGGCGACGAGCTGATCCTTTGTTTGTTTCTGATCAATCGCGGCCTTTAGAGCAGTTTGCATTTCAGTCGCAATTTGCTGCGTCTGCGTCTGGAAGCTCGTCTTGGCGGCGTTCGGGTCGGTCCCCGTGAATGGTGTCATAGTAAAGTCCGACTTTTGGACCCCGAAAAACTTGGAAAAAATGAAGAACGCCAAGAGTCCGACAATGAGGCCGATCAAAAAGTCCTTGGACAACATGTTATTATTAGCGCAAGAAAATTAACATGATTATGCAGCACAAAATGCACGACAGGCAGCACACACCGCCGCCCAGCGCCGACCACTGCTGCCAAGGCTTTGGCAATTTTTCGGCAAAAAAGGCGGCGACGAAAGGCAGGTTGTCAACCCAACTTCCTGGACTAGGTGCTGGGCTAGTCGCGGGAGAGCTCATTTAAAACTAAGTGATATTAAAAATATATGAAAGCCGTCGTACATACTCCGTATTACGACTGGGACGGTCGCAAATATATGGAATTTTTAATTGAAAATAGAGTTGTTCGGGTAAAAATTCCATGGAGGTACGGGCGGGTCATGTGCCGAGTTGAAGGTCTGAGGCCAGTCCAAGAATTACAAAAGGGTGAACAATTTCAGATTGAAATTCAAAAAAAAGTTTGGGATGGCATAGAGTATTGGATCTTGAATAGTGTTAAGGAATGCTCACAAGAAATGGATACCTAATTTCTCCTGAAAATTCACAGGAGATAAAGCGTGAGCTTACTGTAAGACCAGTGACGAATGAGGCCATTGGGATTCCATCACCATCTTTCAAAGTCTTTCGGGTTGTCAAGGGAGCCACGAGTCAACCAAAGGTTGACTCGGTTCTTGTCCCCCGCTATTACGGTCTCGGGAGGTTCGGGCCGCCCACCAGGGATGTACGGCCTGATTTCAGGAGCGCTCCTGGGATTGTATTTACAGGCCGACTACGAGAAGCGACGCGACAACCAGAAGCCTTTGCAGCTGGAGTCAAAGCCTTTGAAGAAAAGGGAGGGGGCGTTTTGTCGCTCCCATGCGGCTATGGTAAGTGTCTGGGGAAAGACACTCCCGTAATGATGTTTGATGGGACTATAAAAAAGGTCCAGGACATCAAAGTTGGGGAACAGATCATGGGAGATGACTCCACTTCAAGAAAGGTGCTGTCAACATGTACAGGAACAGAGCAACTCTATAAGATTGTACCCACTAAAGGTGATCCCTATATTGTTAATGAATCGCATATACTATCACTTAAATATGTTCAAAAACGCAACAAAAAACATGGAGAAATTTTAGATATTTCTGTACTTGATTACCTCAACACATCAAATGACTTTAAACATAATGAAGTAAGAGGGTACAGAGTTCCTATTTCATTTTCTACAAATGAAGTACCGTTAGATCCGTACATGGTTGGGTATTGGTTGGGTGACGGCGCCTCCGATTCGGCGCGTATATCATGTCAAGATTCTACGGTTCTCCATTACTTTCATAGAAACCTAGGAAAGTATGACTTGTATTTGGACTATATATCACAATATGATTATAGAATAAGGGGAACAAAACCAAATTATTTCTTCAAAACTCTAAGAGATTTGAATTTAATTGGAAATAAGCATATACCATTAATATACAAGTGCAACTCACGTGAAGCACGTCTTCAAATCCTTGCCGGTCTGATTGATTCTGATGGTTCAGCTCATCGGGGTGGATGGGATTTTTGTCAAAAAAATGAGAAACTTTTTGATGATGTTTTATTCCTTGCGCGATCACTTGGGTTTGCTTGTTATAAACAAAAATGCATCAAGACGTGTACCAACGCCCCTGGTGGTCCTAAAATTGGAAATTATTTCAGGTGTTCTATTTCAGGTGCTGGAATTGAGGATGTGCCATGTAAGATTCATCGTAAACGTCTAGAATCAAGAGAACAAATTAAGAATGTTTTAAATGTAGGAATCAAAGTTCAAAAGTTAGGTGTTGGCGAATATTTTGGTTTTGAAATTGATGGAAACCGCAGATTCGTTCTTGGTGATTTTACGGTGACCCATAACACGACCGTCGCCCTGGCTCTTTCGGCACAACTGAAAGTCCGTACGATGATTGTCGTACACAAGGAGTTTCTTGCGAATCAGTGGGTTGAAAAGATTAAAGAGTTTTGCCCGGGTGCTACGATAGGTCGTGTACAGGGTGACACGTTTGATATTGAAAAAGACTATGTCATCGCCATGATCCAGACTATGTGTGGGCGTGCGATGTCATCGACGCCCGGGCCGCGTGAGTTTGACAAAAAGGCTTTTGACTCTATAGGGCTTTTAGTGGTGGACGAGGCGCATCACATAGGTGCTCCAGCCTTTTCACAATTTATGTTCAAAATATGTCCCAAGTTTACTCTCGGACTTACTGCGACGCCAGAACGCAAAGACGGACTTACGCGGCTCCTGTACTGGTTCCTCGGCCCAGAGTTTTTCAGAATTGAAAGGACGAATCAAGGGACAACACAAGTCATTACTCTGCGTTACACGGATGAAGCCTTCAAAGATGCGCCCCCGGTAACGCGCTTTGGGAAGCTCAACATGGCCGGGATGATCAACGTCGTCGCTGAACTGGAGGCCAGGAACGTCTTGATCGTCAAGACGGTCAACGAGGCGCTTGGCAACAATCGGCGCGTACTTGTATTGAGTGACCGGCGTGAACATTGCTTTCTATTACAAAATATGATTGGCTCTAAGGCGAAGCTCTACATAGGTGGCATGAAGGAGGAGGACTTGGCCGAGTCAGCCAAGTCTCCGGTGGTGGTGGCCACGTTCCAGTTGGCCCATGAAGGCCTGGACATTCCGGTACTGGACACCGTTATCTTGGCCACCCCCAAGTCTGATATAAAACAGTCTATAGGCCGCATCATGCGTGAGACGGCCGGTAAGCTGAATAACCCACTGATTTATGACGTTGCAGATCAGTGGTCGGTATTTTTTAGCATGTACGCAAAGCGTCTTAGGGTCTATCGTGAAGGAGGTTTTGAAATTGAGGGCGAGCCGGAAAAACCTCCAGATGTGTTCGGGAGGGGGAAGTGTCTTATTGCGACATCTTGATTCCCATGAATGTTAGACCACCTACTAACATAAACACCGCAATTACTATGAGAATAATTGCCCACATGGGTAGTTCAGATTTGGTCACTGGTGCTGGTGCTGGTGACATCACAGCTACGGGTGCCGTTGGTGGCACAATTGGAATTCCAGGTGTGAACGCAACTGGGCAGCCCATACAAGCCATGTTTTGAGGTGGGCACCCTAGATCAACACGACCCGACCCTGGTGGGCATTTACAGTACTCACAAACTAGAGGTGGTGCAGGCGCGGCTGGACGACGCGTCACACACGCCGACCATTGCATTGCTAGTGGAAAAACAGCCGCATTTTGTTCATTAGTAGGTGTATTGATGGTGCATATTTGATTTATAGTATTTGCAGGAAAACCCTCTTTAGTGGGCTGATATGCTGTATAGCCCGACGGGCACTGTTGACCTAAAGGCACACTTTTCGCAATTCCAGTTTGTTTCATAACACGGGCGTACTCTTGATTAACGCTACACCTTGGCGTGACCAAGTTCAAGTAATCCAAAACGCCTTGATCAATGTCAGTCATTTATTTTCTTCCTATATTTTAAATGGATATTGTTCCAGGTGAAATTACCAGCATGGCTTATACTGCTCAGGTCCGCATCAACAATGCGATTGAGAAGGACCTGATCGGCATCGCGAGCGCCAAGCCGTGCAGCTGCACCGGCTATCAGAGCTCTCCAGTTTACAATATTGATCGTTAAATCATTTTCGCAGGGAATCCATGAGTCCCATGACAATCACACCAGCCACAAAAAACATCACGATGTAATTACACTCGGTGTTATCTGAGGTTGGCATATTATTAGGAAGAGATGGTACGTATATAGGCGGTCTGGGGTCGGCCCCGCCGCCGAATGGTGCATATGATAATGTCACCATCTCCTGATTTTACACGGGAAAATTATTAGACTCTAAAGTGTCACCTCCTTCTTCTTGCTCTTGGGGCCGCGCTTCTTCTTGTCGCCCTCAAACGTAACCTGGCGAGTGTCGGGGTCGCCCTCGTCCATGGACACGATGTCAGACACCGACTCGGCGTCGGCTTGGCGTCCAGGGCGCGTCATCTGTGCTGGGGGCGGGCCCATCATATTCATGAGCGACCCAAAGTCCATACCGGGCCCACGCATTTCACGCGGGCCTCCAGGCTGCTGGGGAGCCGGCTGCGTACGCTGCACGGCGTCCATCATGTTCTGCATCAGCCCGGGGTTCTGCTGCATCACCTGAGTCACGTTGGGCACTGCCGCCTTGAACATGCTGTTGGTCAAGTGGAACATCATAGCAGAGCCGCCAACCATCATAATCAGCTTCACCTCTGGTGCCACCTGGACCTTCGTCTTGTACTTGTTGTATAGCTCCTCAAACACACCGTCATAGTCATCAACGTTCTCCATCACGTTCTGGGACCAGCCATTGAGCTCCAGGTCAAAAGGATCAAACTTGTCGTTTAAAAACTCTAGGCCGGTGATGCAAGCAACCATCATGCGGCGCTGGAACTTGATGGAGCGATCAACCTCAATACCATAGGTCATACGCTTGTACTCGGTACGAATCTCCTCAATGTCCGAGTAAATGGTCATACGCTGACTGGACTGAATACCCTTCTTGTTCAGGCGGGTAATTTTGTTCAGTAAATCAGCCTTCTCGTCCTCAATGGACTTGTAGCCCTCAGAAGGCGTCTGACCCCCGGAGCCCTGAAAGCCACCCTCCTGCTGCTGACCCTCCTCACCTTCATACTCGTCATCCTCCTCGCCGCCGTCAAACTCCTCTGGAGGAGCCACAGGAGGAGCTGTACGCTTGCTGGGATTCATGAACATATCCAGACCCTCATCAGGTGAGGGTGGTGGCGCCATGGGACCAGGGGCACGCTTGGCAAACGGACTCGGCCGGGAAGGTTTGGGTCTCACAGGAACACGCCGACTATCAGGGGCGACGATTGAAATCTCATCAAGAATCTTTGACTCGTTGTCATCCATCTTCATCACTTGACCGTCGTTCATATCAAACGAGAACTCCATATCTACGATCTTTAAAGAAAAGTGATTCTTGGCTTTAACGCAAAAAAAATATCCGTAAAAATCAAATGGCATTCAAGGTTGGAAAAATGTTAGTTCAAGCTGTGATCGTTGGTCTGCTCCTGGCAATCCTGATCATGTTGGTCCAGGGCCGTGGCTCCACCAGCACGTTCGAGCCCTCTCCCCTGATGACCGTCGCAGGCCCCAACGCCGCCTCCGACCCAGCAAGCATCTTTGCGATCAAGCCCTCCCTGTCCTGTGTGGCGGGTCCCTCGGAGACGGCTGATTACTACAGCAGCGGCCTGACCCCAGGAGGCCTGTGCGGTGGCGCCGAGTATGTCCGTGATCAGCAGCGCGACTACGCCATCGCTTCCGGCGTTGGCGGTTCTCTGCTTGAGAAGTAGGAGCACGTCTAAAAAAATAGAGTCTTAAAGTAATATGTGCGACACAGAGGTGTACACGATCCGTGTTGATTCAATCGGTGCCAGCTCAAATACGAGCTTCGTCGGTTACATGAACACCCCTCTACGAAACGTAATCAAGGCGGAGCTCCTTGCAGCGAGTTTTCACGCCAATGCCGTTGCTCCAGTGACCTCCTCAGGATATTACGTCAATATTGAAGAACTCAAATCAAAGTTCAATGACAAGACATACCTCCAGTATTCAATTAACGGATCAAAAGAAGGTGCGACTCCATTAATTACCACCTCTAACGTCGGCCAGCTCGCAAGCTCAATCGTATTCATCTCACTTGATGATAACGCCACACCAAACCACAGGACTCTATTCTCAACCAACGCGTATTTCCCTGTAGAAATTCCTTACATTGAACCGATTCGTCTGATTGAGAAATTCACTGTGAATTTTTACACAGCGGGTGGCGGTCAGAATGAGTTTATCGGTCCGTCATACTTGACCTTACGCATCACATGCTCAAAGCCCAACGTGTGTCTCTATCCTGGGCGTGCAGGTGTGCCTCTAATGTAAGAATAAAACTCCTAAACTCTAATAGATGGGCGACATTCTCGTCTATGTTGATTCTAATAATAGGAATCAATCTATATTTCCAAATTCAAATTCATATACTCTGCACCTGACGTCACCCATCCTCAATATCTCAAAGGTTGAGGTGCTCACGGCTATGTTGCCAGACGTGTACACGTCGCAGTATCTGACTTTGGATATCCAAGAACTCAGGACCCCGAAAAACCTCGTGGCTTCAGCGCTCACTCTCTCAGACACATACGCCACGAACGTGGGAAACACGTCTGCTATTCACAACTTGGCGGTCCCAAACTCCAACGCCTTTTACGGGTCATTTGCTGTGATCCCCGTCAAGGCGGCCACGTCACTCGCTTCAAACGCCTCAACCTATACAAACACCGCCTATATTTACAATAACGAATTTTACAATGCAAATTATCGTATAAGCACTGAATTTGAGTCCAGAATTGACAAGCTAGACCGGCTGACCATCACTTGGCGCCAGTCAAATAACGGTGACGTGTTTGTTGACAAGGGGTTCAGCCCAGCGAGAGATTTAGGTAGGAACATGTTTATTTTACGTTTCCAGACAATCCATGTACCCGACGAACCTGTACGACCGCCGAGCCTCCCAGACCCGGTACCATGGGATTCTGGTGACAAAATGAAGATGTACCTTGTATTTGCATTTGCAATTGCAGGTCTTTTGATTGTTGCCATTGCGCGTCCCCGTAAATAATTGCTTGATATCTATTAGATGTGCGACTCGATCGCAAACGGGGGACCCGTGTCCTTCACGTCAACTGGGGGCGGCGGTTCCTGCCCCCCAGCCAACGTGATCATCGCATCAAACGTTCTTTCCACAAATGGAAACGTCATCGCAGGCAACGTCATCAGTCAAGACGGCACCTTTTACGGAAACCTGTATGTAGCTGGTCATATTTATGGAAATCTCATTTATGATTCTGTAAACATATCAGGTACTGCGAACGTATCAGTTTTACAAGCTGGTTCAATTACAGCGGACAGTGCAAACCTCGGGAACCTTTACGTAAGTAATTCAGTCACGACAACTAACGTATTTTTCCAGAATGCAATTTTAGATCAAAATTTGCCAATTTTCAATACCGCCCAAGGAACATGGGGGTCTAGTGCCAACGTGTCACAGGTGACGGTGGACCAATACGGGCGCGTCTCTGCTGCTGCGAACGTCGCCATCACCTCTTCCCAGTGGTCAACTATAAATGGTAATGTAGCTTACCAAAACGGAGTGTCTATAGGGTCCCTGAGCAACCCCCCTGATGGTTCCAACCTATATGTTCTAGGGACTGCGACTTTTACAAACATAGCTGGAAACGGGTCTTCAATTTCCTCCCTAAATTCTTCAAACCTTGTGGGTAACGTTGCAAACGCAGATGTGGCGCTCGTGGTTTCACAAGCGGCCCAACCCAACATCACGTCCGTAGGTACTTTGACAGGTCTGACGATTGATGGGCTCTTGATAGGATCTAACGCTTCGGGACTTGCGAACATAAACGCTTCTAACCTCGCGTTCGGCATCGTGAACAGCGCTTTGATTCTGGGAAACACCCTCAGTAATATCCAGTTTTCAAACGTATCAGGGCTCGTGACGGGAAACGTCCTCAGTAACCTGAACGCTTCTAACCTATCATTCGGCATCGTGGACAGTGCCTTGATTCTAGGAAACACCCTTAGTAATATCCAGTTTTCAAACGTATCAGGGCTCGTGACGGGAAACGTCCTCAGTAACCTGAACGCTTCTAACCTATCATTCGGCATCGTGAACAGCGCTTTGATTCTAGGAAACACCCTCAGTAATATCCAGTTTTCAAACGTATCAGGGCTCGTGACGGGAAACGTCCTCAGTAACCTGAACGCTTCTAACCTATCATTCGGAGTTGTGAACAGCGCTTTGATTCTGGGAAACACCCTCAGTAACATTCAGGTCTCCAACATCACAGGGTTAGTTTCGGGAAACACCCTCAGTAACCTGAACGCTTCTAACCTATCATTCGGCATCGTGGACAGTGCCTTGATTCTAGGAAACACCCTCAGTAATATCCAGTTTTCAAACGTATCAGGGCTCGTGACGGGAAACGTCCTCAGTAACCTGAACGCTTCTAACCTATCATTCGGCATCGTGGACAGCGCTTTGATTCTGGGAAACACCCTCAGTAACATCCAGTTTTCAAACGTATCAGGGCTCGTGACGGGAAACGTCCTCAGTAATCTGAACGCTTCTAACCTCGCGTTCGGAGTTGTGAACAGCGATTTGATTCTGGGAAACACCCTCAGTAATATCCAGTTTTCAAACGTATCAGGGCTCGTGACGGGAAACGTCCTCAGTAACCTGAACGCTTCTAACCTATCGTTTGGTATCGTGAACAGCACTTTGATTCTAGGAAACACGCTTTCAAATATCTCAGGGTCTAACGTGACCGGGAACGTCGCAAATGCTGACGTGGCTCTGGTGGTTTCGCAAGCGGCTCAACCCAACATCACCTCCGTGGGTCTGTTGACAAATTTAGCCGTGAGCAATTCTTTGACCACTTCAAATATTTCTGTAACTGGAAACATCAACGTTCAAGGGGTGTCTAACCTGGTTAACGTTTACGCGCTAATGTACTTTGGAGACGGTGGCCTCTTGACGAACATTTCAAGCAATGCCATCACACAGCCATTTGCTAACCTTGTGGTTTCTAATGCCATTACGACCACGAATCTTTTCACCGCGGGTATAACGTCAAATGCTTCAAATACTATTTTCAATTATGATACACTCGTAATTCCGTTCTTATCGTCAACAACCTTAAACGTTTTTTCAACGGCAAATATACTTACACAAACAATTCAAGGATCTACGGGTGCCACGTCGCTCTACGTCACGGGCAACCTCTTCGTCTCTAACGCTCTGACCACAACCAACGTCTATCTGACAGGTGATCTAAACGTCCAGGGGGTTTCTAACGTTACGAACGTTTACGCCCTGCGATACTTTGGGGACGGCGGTCTATTGTCGAACGTCACAGCAAGCATCCCTTCAACCTTTGCAAATCTCGTCGTTTCCAACGCGGTAACAACAACCAACCTGTTCGCCAACACACTGACCCTTTCAAATGCGACCGCAAGCATCACGGGTAACCTCTACGTCTCTAACGCTCTTTCAACCACCAATGCTTACTTGACAGGCACCCTCAACGTTCAGGGGATCTCTAATCTCTGGAATGCTAACGTGGCGAACGTTTATGCCCTAAGATATTTTGGAGACGGCGGGCTGCTTTCCAACATATCAGGTATTGTAACTGGGAACACCCTCAGTAACCTGAACGCTTCTAACCTATCGTTTGGCGTTGTGAACAGCGCTTTGATTCTAGGAAACACCCTCAGTAATATCCAGTTTTCAAATGTATCAGGGCTCGTGACAGGAAACGTCCTCAGTAACCTGAACGCTTCTAACCTCTCGTTCGGTATCGTGAATAGCGACTTGATTCTAGGAAACACCGTCAGTAACCTGAACGCTTCTAACCTCTCGTTCGGTATCGTGAATAGCGACTTGATTTTGGGAAACACCCTCAGCAACATCCAGGTTTCAAACATCTCCGGGTTCGTCTCTGGCAACGCCCTCAGCAACCTGAACGCTTCTAACCTCACATTTGGCATCGTGGATAGCGCCTTGATTCTAGGAAACACCCTCAGCAATCTGAACGCTTCTAACCTCACGTTTGGCATCGTAGACAGCGCCTTGATTCTAGGAAACACCCTCAGCAACCTGAACGCTTCTAACCTCACGTTTGGCATCGTAGACAGCGCCTTGATTCTAGGAAACACCCTCAGCAACCTGAACGCTTCTAACCTCACGTTTGGCATCGTAGACAGTGCCTTGATTCTAGGAAACACCCTCAGCAACCTGAACGCTTCTAACCTCACGTTTGGCATCGTAGACAGCGCCTTGATTCTAGGAAACACCCTCAGCAACCTGAACGCTTCTAACCTCACATTTGGCATCGTAGACAGTGCCTTGATTCTAGGAAACACCCTCAGCAATCTGAACGCTTCTAACCTCACGTTTGGCATCGTAGACAGTGCCTTGATTCTAGGAAACACCCTCAGCAACATCCAGGTTTCCAATATCACGGGGATAGTCTCCGGCAACGTCCTCAGCAACCTGAACGCTTCTAACCTCACGTTTGGCATCGTAGACAGCGCCTTGATTCTAGGAAACACCCTCAGCAATCTGAACGCTTCTAACCTGGCTTTTGGCATCGTGGACAGCGCCTTGATTCTAGGAAACACCCTCAGCAATCTGAACGCTTCTAACCTGGCTTTTGGCATCGTGGACAGCGCCTTGATTCTGGGAAACACGCTTTCTAATATCACAGGGTCTAACGTCACGGGAAACGTCGCAAACGCGACTGTGGCTCTTGTGGTTTCACAGGCGGCCCAACCCAACATAACCTCTGTGGGCCTGTTGACAAATTTAGCCGTGAGCAATTCTTTGACCACTTCAAATATTTCTGTAACTGGAAACCTCAACGTTCAAGGGACCGCGAACATATTTGTCGCAAATATTGCAAATATTTACACTACAAATATAGTTGGGTTTATAGGCTCTCAGTGGACGACGGGTACTGGTAACGTTTATTACCTGGGAAATGTGGGTATAGGCACAAGTGAAGTAAGTGCGAACCTGACGGTTGTAGGAAATATATATGCTTCAAATTCCCTCACAACGACCAACCTGTTCGCCAATACCCTGACCCTCGCGAACGCAGCCTCAACCATCAACGTTATAGGGTCTGTGACCGCCTCAACCTTCTACGGCGCCCACGCCGGTGCCAATACCGGATCCTTCTCCGATCTCACAACCACAAACGTCTTTGCGACCACGGCAAATGTAAGCACTCTGAACGTCGCCACGGTGTCCAACTTGGCGAATCTCGTGGTTTCAAATTCAGTTACAGCAGCGAACATTTTCGCGAGTAAAGGACTTGATGTGGGACCAGGCATCCTCGGGACGAACGTCGTTGTGTTTTCCAACATTTCGGGTGGCGCCAACACCTTCGTGATGGATTCGCGTGGACGAATAGGTATCGGGACGACAAATCCACAGTCTATTTTTCAGGTGCAGGTTGGTTCGGTGACTCCTGCAACTGGGTCTATGACCACCGGAGTTGTGATAAGTGCTGGTCCATCCGGGTCTACGGCACAGGCAATCAACATGGGGGCGTCGGGAAGCGGTGCGGGACATGCTTGGATTCAGTCCGCCTATACCAATAATCCCAGAATCGGTAATACACTGGCCCTTAATCCTTTAGGAGGTGGTGTGGGTATTGGCACCACGGGCCCCACTGCCAACCTTCACGTCCAAGGAAATATCTTCGCCTCGAACGCACTCCAGACGACCAACGTCCTCTCATCGAACATCAATGTGTCGTATACCGCGAACATAGCGAATCTGATCATCACGTCAAATATACTTCCAGGTCCGTCAGGGAACACTTATGTGACAGGGAACCTCGTAGTCTCGGGTAACGTCTTCTCAAGTCTCGGGACGCCTCTCGGGGAGGGTGGGTCACTGTACTATAGTCTCGCATCAAATTACACACCACCAGTGTATACAGGCGCCTTGTACGGACAGGCCCTTGCTCTCAATCTAGGTGCATTCAATGAACAGGGGTCAAGTTCACTCGTATCCAGATCAGTGAATGGAAATTTTAGATTCAGCAAACCGGGCGTTTATAATCTAAGGGCTATTTTCCTCACCAACGGTAATAACGTCATAGGGATCGGGATAGGCTCTAATGCATCAGATACGACGACACGTACGGATCAGACGTACGTGTACAGATATACGACTTTTGTGACTCAAAATCCTACTGAAGTCTTTGATATTCAATTTTATGCGGGCTCACCGACTGATTATTACTACGTTGATTTATTTGCGGTGGACGCTCCAACTCTCATGCCTACATCCGACCCGCTAGGAGGAACGTGGTTGTCTATGGGACCTCTCCAGGGCAGCGGGGGATCAGGGCCTCCTGTAACTATTTCAACGCTCGGAGCCGTCGTCACTGGGCGGACGACCAGCTACGGTGCAGGAGTCGGTGATTATTACATCGGAATGTCCAATGGTCAGACGGTCAACCTACCAATCGGGTCATCACTCACGGCCGGAAAACAGTACATAATCAAGGATGAATCTGGTCTTGCGGGTACATTTGTAGGATACAGAGTGACTATTGCCGCGTCGGCTCCAGACCTCATAGATGGTCAGGATTCTGTAATTTTGGCTCTAAATTATGGAGCCATAAATGTAATTTGGACAGGAAGTTTCTGGAGTATATATTAGAATGGTATACCTATTCAATTCCGACGTGACACTCGCGTCCACGCCCCAACTGGACGCGTTCGGTAGGCTACGTGTGTGCAATCCTTTTACGCTCTTTGATTCTCAGCAGAGGTTCGGCCTTGACGCGTCGTTCCGGTCGAACGTCGCATCGGGTGGATCGGTGACCTTCATACCGACCCAGAGTTCTGCAAATCTCACGGTGACCAATACGACTGGCTCGTTTGCGGCACGCGAGTCTGCGTATACGTTCAGATATCAGCCTGGAAAGTCTCTTTTGACGATGATGACATTCACGATGGCACCAGCCTCTCCAGGCAACACACGTCAGCGCGTAGGCTACTTCGGGGCGGACAACGGCTTTTACGTCGAGTTGGCGAACGGACCCGAGCTCGTCCAGCGTTCGAACGTCACTGGAACCGTTACGCTTTCAAACGTGGCGCAGGTCAATTGGAACGGTGATAAGCTCTTGGGAACTGGACCGTCCGGTCTGACGCTGGACATCACAAAGTCCCAAATTCTCTGGATCGACATGGAATGGCTTGGCGTCGGCTCGGTTCGCATGGGTTTCGTCATCAACGGTATTTTCATCCTGTGCCACACGTTCAATCACGCCAACTTGGTCGTGGGGGCGTACATAACAACGGCGTGTTTGCCTGTCCGGTACGAGATTCAGACTCTGAACGGAGCGGCGCCTGCAACCTCGAACCTGACGCAGATTTGCTCGACCGTCATATCAGAGGGTGGATCGAACGCACCCCTCACGCTGTACTCCAATCTGGCCACGTTCAGTGCGACCGTGGGTGCTGGAACCTGGGTACCGGTCATATCAGTCAAGTTGGTTGCTGATCGCCTCGACTCTGTGTGCGCCATCAAGCAGGTTGAGGTGGTGATAAAGTCGACGGATGACATCGTACAGTGGGCTCTGTGGAGCAACGTCACAGCGGCGAACCTGACGGGTGAGAACTTT